ATACTCACGGCGTTCTGTGGATCAGACTCAGCAAACGATGCAAGGAACTGCTCCGCCAACTCCTGCGGAACGTCAGGGTGCTTCGCTGCTGCTTCACTGACCTGCTGATCAACGACCTTCATTGCCTCAGAAATTCGCTGCTCCTGCTCCATCTGCTCCTTCCACGCCTTAAGCTCACCGAGCTCAGACATGACAGGATTCAATGGATCCTCTTGTTCCCCGTAGGGATCATCGGAATCTTCAAAACCCTCAATCAGTCCGCGTTCCCTTGCCGTTTCAGCAAGCCAACTATCAAACTGTTCAGGGTCATTAGCAGCCAGTTCACGCAGCGCAATAAGGTTTTCAAGCTCATCACGAGGAACATCCGTCAGACCAAGGTCTTGGAATGGCTCCCACTGCTTACGGAACTCTGCTGCCTCCTGAAAACGCTTCGTGACGTTTGCATCCCAATCCTTAAAGACGGGCTCGACATCACCACGAATATCCTCTGGCAACTTGTCAAGGTACTCCGCGTACGGAGCTTGGCCCTGGCCTTCTGTTTCCCCAATAACCTCGGGCTGTACCATTTCCTCTGACATACGTACTTCCTTCCTGAAGCTGTAACGCGGCCCTGGCCGAAGCTGTACCTGTCCCTGGCTCCACGACGTTTAGCCCCTAATGGGGCGGGATATAGCCCCGGATGGGGCGAAATAAGCCCCGAAGGGCAAGACCACAAGGCAGGTTTGACCCCGCCAAGGGTTGAAAGGGTTACTTCTTGCGGTTACGCAGCATCAAAATCGCCATCTGCGCAGCGCCCTTCATGTCCTTCGCTTCCTTCACTGGCTCCTCACTGCCCGAATCCTGCTCCTGCTTCTGCACTGCTGGACTCTCAGCGTTCTCCGTTGCGGGAGTTTCCTTGCTCTCATCATGCACAGCGTTAGCTGCTTGCTTACCGGGAGAATCAGGGGCAGGAGACTCAACGTGCTCCGCGCTTGACACTGCCTTCTCAGCGTGTGAAATCACTTCAGCCCACTTCGGGTCACTGCCATAATCAGCCTTCACCGCGTCAACGGCAGCCTTCAGATCCTCAATACATTTAGTTGCCATTAGGCGGAGCTCCTTGCGGCCCTTGGGCCATCATTTGTTGTTGTTGCATCATCTGTTGCTGCTTCTGATCCTGCCTTTGCTGATGCATTGCTACGTGCTGCTCAAAGACCTGCTTCGCCATTGGACTAATCGAGTCATACGAAGCTGTTTTCATAAAGTCCTGATGCCCACTGATATGCGCGGAATCATCATCAAACGAATTGACTGGCAGTGGTTCACCCTTCGCAAGACGCTGGTTCTCACGATTGACCTGCTGCTCATCCTCCGACAACTCATCCACAAGGCGCTCAAGGCCACCAACGTCCCAATCCTTCAAGAACCGTGCAAGATTCTTGCCCTGCAACGGTTGACCGGACTGCACAAAGAACGTCAGTAGTTCCTGAAGGGCTGCTTGCTTTGCGGCCTTGCTCTGCGGGAACGCTGAACCAGTCTGGACAACAACATGGGTGTTATCGCGCAGCATTGAGCCACGGAAATCAAAAATGCGCCACGTAGCGTCCTGACCGGCAATACGGATCGTTCGACTGTCCGTGTAGTACTTGCTGACCAGTGTGAGGATCTTCCTGCCAGCGGCAGCAAGATTGTCCTCCATGTCCGCAACAGCCGGTCCAAGACGAGTATCGTCAGACTCCTGCAAAAGATTGATAGCTGACGCGGCTGTAACACCCGACGGCACATTCCCAGCAGTGATCTCATGCTGTCCACTGATCTCCTGAATTGACTGCTCAATACGATCAATCTCCTGCAACACGTAACCCGGAAGTTGCGGAGCCTGCAAATACGCTGGGGCCGCATTCGGGCCATTGTTGTCGTCGTAATAGAAAATCCCACCCGGTTGAGCCATCGCGGACTCAAACGCATTCGGGTCAGCAATTGACTGTTTAGAAGCAAGCACCGTCGGATTACCCACACGGTTGCGGTTCTCAGCAATCTGACTCTTGACCTTGTTCAGTTCGGTCTGCGGGCCACGCAACTGCTCGGCAATCGAAGTAGGCCACACGCGACCAGGAACCTCAATGCCCTTAAACATCACGTACGGCATTGGGTCATACGGCTTCGTGTCCTCAAACAACACCTTGTCCGCAACCCACACAACACGCCGGCCATTCGGAAACTCACTATTCGGCTTCTGCCACAACTCACTGATGCGAACACCCTTGTAGTTGTTCTGACCCATCATTGAGCCACCAAGTCGAGCCTCAACCAAACCCGGATTCGCTGTCGCATCCGGTTTTGCATCATGGTTCCACCTGCGCTTCACATACTCAACAGACCTAACTGACTGCTCAATCAGCCACTCAACCTCATCGAAACGCTCGGCAATCGGGTCAAGGAACACCTGAAACGGGCTCCTGACCTCCACCGACACATCACCCTGCTTAACACTCTTAGAAGTCACAGGAACACCAAGTTGCTGACTAATCATCTCAGGATCCATGCCCGTCAATGGAGCACCATTCGGGCCGGGGATCGGCTTCCCATCAGGGCCAACCAAGGCCTCAAACCCATCACCAACAGTCGAATCCCAAGTCACCTTCAAAAACCCAGCGCCACACACCCTTGACCAATGCAAAGCCCTAAGGAGCTTGTCACGCATCTCAAGGTGCGTCCACTCAAACTCAAGGATCTGCTCGGCAACCAACGCAGCCTCAACATCCTCCTGATCACCCGTCCGAGGAGTCACAGTAAACACTGGCCGCTGCTTCGTCAACTTCGCAACCTCAGTCCTCACAGCAGGCTGAATACGATTGTCAACAATCGTCATTCTGTCCCTGCGCAACTGCGGCCTATACAAGTTCCGGCCATCCCAAGCAACCCACTGCTCACCCTGGTAATACGCAAGGTTCAAAAACCACTGTGCCTCAAACTTCGACCGGGCACTCTTAGCCTGCCGAAGCTTGCCCTCAAGTTCCTTAACGTCAGTCATTCGAAGCCTCACTAATCACGCCCACAAGATTGAACTCATCCAGCTCAACCTCAGGCAACACAAAATCCGCTGTTTGAGCGTTCGGAAGCCGCTCCGGTGCCTGAACCCTGTCCGTAAGCTCGCGGCGCTCCACAAGCCACTCAGAACGCTCCTGATGAATCGTCCACTCCCTAACAAGGATTAGGGCAAAGAGAATCAGGCAAGGAACCCAGGTCACGCCGCAACCTTCCGCTTCACGGGAGCCTTCTTAGGCTCAGGACGAACCGCCAAACCAGCCTCAAGCTTCTCCGCATAAGCCTTCCACTGCTCCGCACGAACCTCACCAGCCTGAACGTCACGCTTCAACTCCTCAACCTGAGAAGGATTCACGCTCAACGCATGGGCGGCGCTCGCAACGCAACCCTCACACAACCGAAGATCATCAACTGGAATACCGCCCTGAACGCCACCCTCCCAAGCAGCACCAAGATCCACAACCTTCATGTCCGTCACAAAATTAAAACAACCCACGCAAAACGCGCCACCCTCAATAACAACCATGAACACTCCCTAAATGAACTGCCCTGGCCCATTGCCAGAGTCATGTACGCGCTCCCCAAGCCCCCGCAAAGACTCACGAAACATTCTTTCCTGAACACTCAAACTCTCCACGGGAACATCCACGGGAGTCAAAGGCCGCGACATCACCACATAACGCAACGCATCCAACAAGTGATCATCACGCTTCACCGGAGCCTCACGAGCATCATTCTCACTCCGCTTAGGTGAAGCCCACCTGTACTTCTTAAACTCACTAATCAACTCCGGGCAATCCGACGAAACAACAAGCTTCCCAGCCCGCAGCCGCTCCTTCACCTTGTTAATGCCAGGACGCACAGCGTTCTGACCCGGCGAAGTAAAAATCCCATGATCAGCAAACGTCATCTGATCACTACGCCCAGTCTGATTGTTCTTATTCCTCGACGCAGGATCAATCACCCACCACCGAGGCTCACAACCCCACCTGAGCTTCTTCAACTCAATCTCCTTACACACCTCCGAGATCGTGTGCCCCTGCAAAGCAAGCTCATCAAACACAACAAGATTGTCCTCAGCGTCAAGGTAAGCGAACACCACAGCGGCCATATGACGAATCCCAGGGTCAATCCCACCAAACACCTCGGCACCCTCAGGCAAAGCCCTCACAGACGGCACAACGTGCGCCTCAGGACTGAACTCGCTGTACACAAGGCCAGCAAAGTGCACAAACAACCCAGACTTACGAGCCTGACGCTCCTCATCCGAATACTCAGCCAACACCCTGACCTTCGTCCGCTCATCCAAGTGAGGGTTGTCATCCATGTCAACCAACACCACAGTCGCACCCTTCAACCGCTGTTCCTGAAACGGAACCCAAACATCGTCATACATCCACGACATACCCCTCAACGGAGTCATCGTGAACACCTCATCACCGCCGTAATCAATCAAACGCGCCAATGACTCCCGACGAATGTCCTGACGCGGCTCCTCATCGTAATGAACCCTATGCAAAGCAGCACCACCAAACTTGTCCAAATCCTGATCGTTCGACATGAACTGAAACCAAGACCCGTTCGCAAACCGCAACACGCGCAAACGCTGATCAAACGCCTTATCCAAACTCCCACCAGCCAAAGCACCAGGAGGACACCACTCCCTAATCTTCTGCAACACAACCTGATCCAAAGTCTGACCCAAATCAGGAGTCACAACACGACAATAAAACGGAGGAACCCAACGCTTAAACCCCCTCAAATGCACAGGCACATCCCGCACATCCAAAGCCTGAATCAAATCATCAACAATCCCAGCCGTCGTCTTACCCGACCTATTACCCCCCAAAAACACCTTCAAATCCTCACCCGAAGCATGAAACACAACCTGCTTCACATGAGGCACATAAGCCTCCAAAGGATTCCGAGCCCGAACACCCTCCAACAACCGCAACTCATCCTCAACCACCCTCCGAGTAGCAGCATCAAGCGAACCCAACACCGATGGGTCAATCTTAAACAAGGGACTCCAACACCTTTCAGGAGGGGATGAATTTGTACAGGGGACTCCGGGACTCCGACGACGCGACGGCCTGGGCCGACCCTACCCCCCCCCTGCCTGCGCTGCGAGCCGTCACCTTTGAGCCGTCGGTGTCGTGTTTATCGTCCGGGTTTGATGGTGACGTTCCCGCAGCGGGAAGGGGTAGCCGCTGCACCCGTTGACACTTCCGCCGGCGGGGTACTAGCGGGGTACACCTATAACCAGGGCAGGGGGGCGGGCATAGTTTCCCCGAGCTGATCGGCGGCCCGTTAGATACACGCGCGCGCGGGCCGATCGGTGCGTGAGTACGGCGCGGGAACTAACCCGCCCTATGCACTATCCCTACACCTGCTTGACACCTAAGCGGCGTTAGTGTACGTTGTGTTCACCTACGCTAACCGGCGTTAGGTAATAACCGACCAGATAGGGAGACATACCATGTCAGTAATCGAACGTGAAGTAACTGAAGTTGTAGCGGCCCCGGTAAGCGCTAGCTATGTCAAGTGTGAAGTTCCCGTATGGAAAGCGGCAAGCACTGATAAGACCAGGCCGGCATTGCGGGGAGTTGGTTTCGCTAGTCGTGACGGCGTTACGTATTGCGTAGCTACCGATAGCTATATGCTCGCAGCGGTGCCGGTGGAAGGTGTACCGGCGGAATGGTGCGGCGCTATTGTTCCGCTAGAAGCTGCAAAGCTGTGGCAGAAGTCAGGCAAGCGCAATACGCCCGCGCCCGTATTGACTATTGACCGCGCCGCGAATACGTGCACCGTAGTTACCGACGACGGCGCTACTAGTTTCGCGCTAGTGGAAGGGGCCGCGCCTAAGGTAATAGAATTGGTACCCGATAAATACCTGGCAGATAGCTTCGATACGTCCCCGGTACTTGGTGAGTTTGGCTTGAACCCGTGCCTAATGGTTAGTGTCATGCAGGCGCTAGGCGGCAAGCTCGGAGTCCGTGTTAGGTCAATCGGGGCGACCCGTGGGCTATTCGTACAAGCGCGGAATAGTAATAAGGGCTACCTCCCCGGATTTGCCCTGGTGATGCCTATCAAAGTTGATTAGCCCTATCGGGCGACACGGTGCGAGCCGCTCCCCAAATAGGGGGGCGGCTCTATTCCGTGCCGAATTGGTACGGGCTAACGCCTAAGGGGGCAATTATGGAAGTAGCAGAGACGCGGACAATAGGTAAAGCTGACGCGCGGGAGAATTGGCAATTAGAAGCGGAAGCGCGCGTTATTGACACGAATACGGGCCGGGAAGGGTGGCTGCTGTGTTCCCGCATGACGGGTACCTGGTCCGTTGAGTTTGATAACGATAACGGGCGGCTAACGCTAATTGATAGCGGCATGGAATTGGAGCCCGTCCGATGATCGCCAGCGCGTTATTGCCATTAGTGGAAGCGGAAGTGGTCGCCGGCGTGATCGTCGGGGGGCTATACGTTCACGGGCGCGTTACTGGTAAGCGGACATTAGCGCGGGTAGTCAAGACTGCCGAGATACTCACGGGGGCGGTCGGGTGTAGTTGGAAGCGTCCGCGCGAATTGGCGCGGGCCGTATGGCGCGGGTCAGCGGAGGCGCTGCCGAAATTCTGCCGGCTAGTGATCGTGCCGGGCGTGTTCTGCCCTATTCCCGGCCCGGTTGACGAGTCAGCGGCGGCGGTAGCGGTGTGCCTGGTCGCCGTTAGCCCGGCCCTAAGGGTGAAGGTGTTAGCGGCGTGGGAAGCGTCAGCGTAGCCCTATAACCGCGCCCTAACGCATCGCGGAGGCGGAAGCGGTGCCAGGGGCCGGGGGTAATCGGGGAGGCGGAAGCGGTAACCCCGTGCAACAACTCCCACTACCGCTTGACACGCTAACGATAGGTGTAGTAAAAATTACATTAGGCGCGAATAACCGCGCAAATACGAAGGGATAGAACACAATGCAAGCAACAATTAGAGACCAGTTCAGCAGCGGCGGCGGGCGACTTATCGCCTACGTAGATCTACCCGAGGCGGCGCGGACTCGCACCGATAAGGGCGACCAGGTAACGATCCGGGCAACGTGGCACGGCGGGCGACTCGTTGAGCTAGACACCGGATACGGCGATATATTCGACGTAATCGAAGCGGACGGGTGGCGGTGGGACGGTAACGGCGGCGTACCGCGTGACCAATTTATCCCCGAGAACCTGCGCGCCACGCTAGCCGCGTGGATCGCGGAAACTAACCGCGAAAACCTGCACGGAACTTTAGTAGCTTGCGGCGACTTTGCCGCCGACCGATTCGGGGCGCTCTAATGGTTACGCGCAGCAGGTGGGCAGACCCGTGCGAGACGGGCGGCTATTGGTTTTGCAGTATGTCGGACGTAGAACACGCCAACCATGACGCGGGCGGGCACTTCTTCACCCCCGAGGCGCGGCGCTGGTTCGGATCGCGCATAGGGCGAACGCTCTACGGCGGGCGGTGGTTCGTGTCAAGCGAACTCAACTACGCCGGCGGGCGCACCTGGAAAGTACGCCGAGCGTTAGCTAACGGGCGGATAGAGACGGAAAGCGAACACGCAACACCCGAGGCGGCACGGCGCGAAGCGACACGCCTAGCGCGTGACCTGCACGGCTCCTAGCGACACGGTGAAAGCGGCTCGCCTAGCGCGGGCCGCTTGATTCTGTGCCGAACGGTTCAGAGAAACGAAAGGACAAACAATGAAAGACGAATACGCCGTAACAATTTGGAGTCCAAACAGCAAGCACAACAGCCGCTGCGCCTGCTGTAAACCCAACAACTGGATGAGCGCAGCCCGCATTACGTCAGAACACGCCGGGCAATGGTGCGCGGAAGTGTTTGACGGCGGAAGCGTGACGCGGTACGCAGCAGGCAACACACCAAGCGAAGCAGTAGCGAAAGCTATTGCCGCCGTTATTGAGTTTCGCAGCAGCTGGGTTTCAGCATGACCCCGACCGATACAAACGGCTGGCTGGGCGTGTGCTTGATCGCAGGCGTTCCAATTTGGGCAGGTCTTGTAGCTAGCTCAATAAAAAACCAGTACCGACGCGCTCGCGGTCAATGGCTAGAAGGTGACGCGGTGCGGTGTCCAGAGTGCGGAAGGCGAGCGCGGTTGGAGCACTGGTACGGCGCTGAAGATTGTTCGATGCTCGCAACCGTCTGCTGCTCTGCCGTAGTGGTCGCGGAGTCCGAGCCGGACGGCGCACTGCTGTACCCGTATGGAGTTCGACTTTGGAACGTAAACACAAAACGAAAGGTGACCCGATGACAACCCTAACCCTAATTGAGCCGGACGAAGTAATTCGCACGTTTCTGGAAGATAACTTTACCTGCGACGGGTACGCCGTCGAAGCTTTCGCCACTACTGCGGAGGCGGGAGCATGAACACGCCAACGCCAAACGAACGCGCAGAGCGAGCCGAATCAACCCTGTGGGAATACCGGCCAATGCTCAGCAACTTCTCACAACAAAGTTGGTATCGCCAAGAAGTCGAGCAAGCACTAGCCGACCTAGTTTGCGATGCCGCGCACCTACTGTCCCAACTAGGCGAGGCGGAGCCGGTAGCGCGGCTCGCAACACGCCTAGAAACAGCACTAGAAACACACTACGAAAAAGAGGTTCGAGGCGATGAGTGAGGCGGAAGAGCTGCTAATCAACCTATACGCCTACCTTCTGCGCTCCTGGACTGGGGAGGCGGAGGCGGCAACGGTCTTGCTAACAATCGAAAATCGAATTGGTGAATACGTACTCAGCCAAGCACAAACACGAGGAGTGAAAGCAGCATGAGCGATAGAACAATCACAAGCACTGAGCTGAAAGAGTTGCGCGAATGGTTCGCGGCCCGAATTCAGGGTTGGGACGAACTCACAAACGCCAACCGACGAGCTTGGGAGGCGGAAGCGGTAGACACACTGGAAGATGATTGGAGCATCGGCAGCAACAGTGTCGTAGAGATCCCCGCACGATCATCGGTCAGCGGAGAGCCCGAAACCATGTATTTCCCTTACAAAGCGAAGGCATGATGAGCTACAGGAAAGTCACATACACAGCACCTAGCGAGAGAACCGGAACCTACATAGCTAGCGGCGACCCCGACAGAATCCAAGCAATCACAAGCCTGCTTTTGAGCTCAATTACAACCGGAGCAAGCGCCGAACAACACCTAGACAATATGTACCAAGCGGCAACGTGTTTGGCGGCGGAGCTTGAGATTATTGACAACAGCCTTGAGTACGAACACACGTATTCGGCACTCGGCGCAATCCTGGTCGCGCTTGGCGAGTTTCTCGGGCCGGAGAAAGCATGAGCGACACGCCGACAATCGAACAGATCAAAGCAACCCGCCAACGCCTACTAGAAGTTAGGGCGGAGGCGGAAGCGGTCGCGCAAGAGTTCTACAACCTGCTTGCCAAAGCCCGCTTGTACGGCCTGAACCTAAGTGAAATCGGCAGAGAGCTTGACGTAAGCAACCAGGCGATTCACCAATGGCTCAACAGAGCGGACGCTACCCGTCCCGAGTAGTTTCCGGGCCGTACTGATCAACCTCAACCATCGGCACAAGGGAGCCGTCAGTGGCGCGGATTAGTTCCTCGTTATTGGCGGCTTCTTCCACGTAATCAGGGTGAATCTTCACAACGTGACGTTTGCCATTGTTGAGTAGTACCCACGTCCAAGTCACAGTTCCTCCAACCATTCAGACGCAGTGCGGCGAACCGTGCTGAAGTTAGTTATTGCGGAGGCGTAAGCGGGGCCATCGTGACGTTCCAGAGCGTCAATCGCATCGTCAAGCTTGGACCTGGCCTCCAAGAGGGTGGCTTTCAGAAGGATCAGGAACTTCTCGTCGTCCTCGGAGTCGCCAATAGGCTTCGTGGATTCCGACCAACTCGACACAGTACGCTTGCTCCTCAGATGTAGTGACATGGATTAGTTCCTGCCGATGCCCAGTGCGATGATCCGCAACGTCATACGAGCGATGGCACGGGGGGCAGAGGGGCAGGCAGTTTCGGGGATCCTCGCCGGCCCCAGAATGAATCGGGATGCGTGATCTCGGGATCAGGTGCGCTGCTTCTAGCCGGCCCCCAGTACCGCAGAGGCGGCAGCGGCCCTCAGCTTCGACCTTCTGCCTAAACGCTTTCCAATCGCGCTTCACAGTTCCTCCAAAGAATTTGAGCCCCGGCTGCGACCTCGGTCGAGGGGGCGAGCGAAAGGTGAGCCGGGGCGGTCGGCGCAAGCGCCGACACCTAATGTCACGCAACCCGGAAAACGGCAGGGGTGTACGCGACTTGTGGACAACCATAAAGTAAGGGTCGGACGGAACTTATTTGGAGGTGACTTTACGGACGCAAGACCGGCTGCAATACGGGGCGTAGAGAGCGTCCTTCAGCAGCTTCTTGCCACAATAAACACACTTCAAGCGACGGCCCTCATCTTGCCCACGAACCCGTGCGATAAACCAAACTCGGCAGCGATGGCACGGATACTTCTGTCACCCTTGTCGAGGGCGGCCATAACGCGCTCCCTGACCTCCTGCCGGTACTCCCTGACGGTTCGTACATGAATCCCGTAGGCGTACGCCACAGTGCCCTCAGAACGCCTGTCACGGGCAACGGCAACCTTCAGCTCAAGTGTCCCGTACTCCGCCTTATGAACTCGGCTCACCTTGTACCCGCGAAGCTCATCAACGATCTCACTAATGATCTTCAGGCGCACGTTGTCGTTCGGTGCGTTATTCCACCTGGCATGAAACTCGTAAACCCTTGATCCGTACTCCTGGGGCAATGGGTTCGTGCGCTCAGATCCTTTGACTCGCTCCCGGTCGAACGCAACAGCGGGGCCACTGGCGCACAGGACGAGCTCGGTGAGCTTTGCCTTGTAAAGCAGGTCAAGCCCCCGCAACTATGTGCCCTTTCAGCAGCTCGATTTCAGCCTGAAGCTCAGTGATCAGCTCACGAGACTTCTTTAGAGTCTCTCTGACCAGCAGCAGCTCCCACTGTGTACTCTCAAGCTCCTTCTCGACCTTGCCTAACGCGGTTACGGGGCCAACGTCACCCCACCCGGGGAACACTGTGGGAACATTCGTATCCCCAGTAGACACAACGGTTTTACGCATTGACGTAACCTCGTTGTGTTACGCGCCCCGTAAACATTGAGGATCTGGCACTGCGGCTAAACATGGTAAGGAAGGGGTCGCCGGTTCGAGTCCGGCAGAGGGCTTCCAAGAAAGACGGGCGATTCAGCACTTTGACTCTCCTTCCAAACTGCCTTCGGGGTACGTCAGGGGTACATTTGCCGTCAGAGGGCGAACCTCATTACCTAATGGCGTTATGTTTTCAGTCTCCTCGGCGTACAGGTCAACGCACAAGAACATTGAGGTCGGCTTGACCTTGGTTCGACGCTGAAAGAACCTCATCGCAACTTGCTCCTTCTCCACAGCGGCAACCGACCAGTCCTAAACCGTTCCAGTGCCTCAGGGATTTCAGCGTTCAGCAAAGCTCCGCTCTTGGAGTACGGCATCAGGTCGTAGTAACAGGAGATGCAGACCACGGTTTCCCCATCAAAAGTTCCATCGTCGTCGCCGTCCCCGAAGCCTTGGCAGCGCTTCATTAGCGCCCTGCATGGTGCGGGGTTCATGCCGTCCCCCTGACTGCTGCCACGGCATCCTCGACACGATGATTCTGGCCAGCCATCTCCGCAGTGATCCCCGCGTAATGCCTTGACATCACCTCCAACGTATGACCTGCCATCAGCGCGACCTCACCAGGCGACCAGCGGCCATCAGCAATCGTCAAGCTCACATACGTTGACCTCAAGCGATAGGGAACGTCGGCCCTGTGGAACTCCCGGCCAATCCCAAGCTCGTCCAATACTGGCTTCCATGTGTACCGCCGCCACGAACGCCAATCAACATCGGGAAACAAGAGCTCATCCCCTGAGTCCCACGCTGCGAGATCCTCACGCAAGAACTCATACAAGTGAACTGGGCGCTCCCTGCGAGTCTTAGAACCCCACACTCTGAGTGTCCGCTCTTTCACTGCTGAAACTGGAAGGGCTAAGAGTTCTTTTGGCCTGAGCCCTGCGTACGCGAGGACACTGACCATCGTGCGATCACGCAAGTCCAAAGCGCCTCGGATCTGCTCAACCTCCGAAATACTGAACGGTTCAGGTGCAAGACGCTGATCAACCTTTGGTTTCGGCAACTCCCGAATCGGGTTGTACTCAAGCTCCCCCGCGATCACCGCTGTCGAGAGAATCCCCTGAACCATGCCAACAGCCTTCTTCTTGGTTGGTGCCGGCACACTTCTTAAGTCTTGGTTCATCCAGTCGTGAAGGCGCTTCGGGGTCAGGTCACGCAACTCCAACAGCCCAATGCTTTCTTTCGCGTACCGCTCCCAATACCCCGCATACGTTTTGATCGTGTCGTAAGTCAAGTCCCGGCTATCAAGGTAGGTGTCGAAGTGATCCGCGAGCGTTGACTTGCCGCGCTCCAACTCCACCAAGCCCTTACCCTGAGCCATGCGACGTAGTTCACTCTCGGCCTTCACAGCGTCACGCTTCAGGTCAAACGTTCTACTGACGTTCTTCCCACCGACCCTATATCGGACACGATATTTGCCATCCCGCTCTTCAATACTCATAGAACCCCCTCAGGTATCCTTTCGTTTGTCACCTAATCGTACTATGTCTCAGGGCATAATTCCATTATGCGACGGCCAAGCCACTCACTAACCGTTGCAGTCACCCCGTCACCACACGCCGCGTACCTACGACCATCCGGCGCTGGCATATCCTCATTCGGAACGTACCCCGGCTCAAACCACCGAGGCGTATCCACGAGACTTGGCCCGTTGAGCAGCGTCCATCCATCGGGCCAACCTTGAAGGCGCTCGCACTCAACCGGCGTAAGGCGACGCACAAGCGCTTGTTGACGCACTGCGGAATAACCTTGACCTGGACGGCCTCCCTGCTTTTGCAACGTAGGCGCAACGTCCATTTCACGAACTTCATCTCGCACATTCATCGCAAATGCTTTTGTTTCGTCAAGTTCATTATTCATGCCCCCCCCCGCAATCGACACGGCAGGCGGCGACGGAATACCAATGCCAGACCCAACTTGCAAAGTAGGAAAAGTTTCAGTGCTGGCGTCAACGCTTATTGACCCGCCAGTGCTGCGGAAACTAATCGGTTTGTCACTCATCGCCAACCACAATCATGTTGAAGTTGTCCGCTCGGCTGTAGTCGTGGCACGTTGTCTCAAGACAGTGAGCAAGTTCTGGCACTCGTCCCCCGCTGGGCCGCCGCCCTTTCTCCACTTCGCCGTCACCGTGGGGCTCACGGGGGGGCCATAGCCACTCACATACGCGCCGTGACCGTCTAACTCGGTGTGGCTTCGTTGGATGCGTCTGCCGCTGATAGTTCCTGCAACGCTTTGGCCAAAGCTTCGGGAATCGGTTTTCCCCGTTTCCGCGCTCGCCTCAAAATCCCCGTTGCGGCCCTCGATGAGAGCAAGAATCTGGACGGGAAGCTCGGACTCAGCACGGACACCAACAATGAACACCCGCCTGCGTCGCTGGGGCACACGGAAGAATTGGCTGTCAACAAGCCGGTACCCGACAGAAAACCCGATGTCGGAAAGCGTCCGCAAGACGACGGCCATGTCATTTCCGTTGTTGGAACTGAGCAGTCCGGCCACGTTCTCAGCGATAAGTACTCCTCCGGGTCGAACATACTCGTCTGCGATTCGTGCAAAGTCATAAAACAAACCACTCCTTTCACCGGCCAAGCCCTTCCGCTTACCGGCAACGCTCAAGTCCTGGCAGGGAAAGCCACCAGCGACACAATCCACCAATCCGTCGTGCGTGAACGTGCGTACATCGTCGTGAACTGGCACACCCGGCCAATGCCTTGCCAACACCTGCCTGCGATACGGGTCGGCCTCACAGAACGCAACGTGCTCAAAGCCCGCTCGATGCAAACCAAGATCCATGCCGCCAACGCCACTAAACAAACTGATCGTCTTCACTTGTCGCGCACCGGGTCGTGCTTCGGCATTGGTGAAGCCATGAACGCCGGGTGCATCGTTCGGGCTGTCATACGAAGGCCCGTCACAAGTTCACCCTCACGGATTTCCGTGCCAACAGCGCACATCGTTCCCTGCCTGCGGGCAACATCAATCATGCGATCAAAGTTTTTTAGAAAAGCGTTCACTTCGGCCCCTTTACGAGTTCGGAATTACAGAACAGGCATTGCTTACGCCGGTTCCAAATTGAGCACCACTCCTTGCACTTCCGACACCACAACCAGTCCCTCATGCAACGGCTCCGTTCAGGAAGTCCGCGACGAGACTGAGCGCACCATCGAACCGTTTGCCACGCAACTCAAAGAGCGGTGTCTCAAACAGCAAGTCATTCCCTTTCCAGACTTGGAAACAGTCCACTTCACTGACTCGGGGAACCGACCCGCGCACGGGCTCAATCGTGATCGCCAACCGACAACCCACACTCCGGGCAAGATCAGCTACTTCGTTGTGCGTCATAGCCGACCCGCCACGTTCTCAGCCGTTGTCAGGTTGTTCAGCAAGAACACTTCACCCTCACGGAGATCAACCTTGAAGTCCTTAACAGCAACGTCCTTCAAGCGGCCACCGAAGAACCTGGCAAGACGCTCGTTGTAATCCCCGTACCAAGCTGGCCTCAACTCAGGCCACACACTCCACAACGCAGTGACACTCACACCCTTCTTCACCACGAGACTCGGTTGTGCAGGGAACCGACGCAGCAACTCGACTCCCTTGCCACCCTTGAACCTCGTCCAAAGAACCGCGCTCTCCTGTGGGAAATCATCCCTCCACACGACGGGACTCCACGGCACCCGCATCGCAAGATCATCAAACCGATCCTCATGCGACGCGGGCAACCGCAGCCCATTCTCAAACATCCACACTCCATCCGACAAGCCTGCGACACGCCCCCAAATGCTCATCTAGAAAGGAACTGGATCGTTAACGTTTGACACGACCGGCGCTGCTGCCGGAGACGAACCAAGACGACTCTCAAGCTCGACAACGCGATCCTTCAATGTGTTGAGCTCCTGACGAATCTCAGCAATCGGATTAGCTGCCGGCAACGACTTGGCCCTCGGGTCACGAACCCAGAACTTCGTCCCGTACTTCTCGTGATCCTCGCGCTTTACCTCAAACTCAGCCATCCCGTTCGGAATGAAAGTCCAAGACAACAGCTCCTCACTGATCGGACTACCCATCTCATCATTGGCCTGCACCTTGTACTGCGTCCAAGCCTGACCAGTCTTATTACTGATTCCAGTCTTGTGCTCCGTGCACATAACGACTTCCAACTTCTTCATGCCATTCCTCTCGCGCAACAAACGCGCATCATCCAAGTCCCTAAGAACCCCACCAACAGACTCAACGGGACAACCGTTAGAACACGTTGCGCCACCAGGCCCAGCACTCGCCCACCCACCACACGGACAAACACCAACCCACACTCCATTACTGCTCTGGCGCAACTCACACCCAAACCGCTTCGCCAACCCCACGGGGTCAACAAATGTCGGTTCCTTCTTCGGTTTCCTGGGGCGAGGAACCCAAACTTTTTCTTCAACACGCAAATCCTTGAACTGCAAACCCAACGAATCCAAAACATCACTGCCCTCACACCCAGCGAAACAGTGAAACGACACGCGCCCATCGCCCTTCTCATCAGCCAACAACGTCCCGCCCCTCGACCCATGCGCGGGGCACTGAGCCCGCCACCTGCCACCCATCTCACGCGGGTTACAGCCAGCAGCATCCAAAGCATCAATTAGGACATTCAGTTTCGACATAGATGTGGCTCGGTAAAACGCGATCTTTCTGTTTCGTATCTCGAACAACAAACGACGCTGCCAAGGTGTAAGTAGAAGAACTTGGGCATAACTAGGAAACCCTCCCTAGTAAGGGAAGGAACGCTGTTCCAATCCACGCGACATGGCCTCCCACTCGGCCCCATTCACCACCTCTTGGCAGCTCCGGTTCCAAAGGTTTCCGATCACTCGGTTCTGTCACTGACTAGGTGACATCCATGCCTTGCCTATGTCAGAACCAGTCACGGTTCGTTAGCGCGGCTTCACTTGGGTTGCCCGTATGCGTTAACCGCCTGGGCCAGGACGGGGCTCTAAGGTCGCCACCCCACGTTTAGTCAGCAGCCCTCCCCGTAGACACTTCAAGACTCCAACGCAGAAGGCTCTGTGCGTCCTTGCGGTCATTGTTGACACGCCACCCGTTCTGCTTGGCAGCCTCAACAAGACCACTCGAAAGATCACGCTCCAACTTCAACGTGGCAATCGCCTCATTACCCCGTGCGAGATCACCGATCAACGTTGCTGGTTGACCATCAACACGGAGTCGAGCGATCTCCTTCGCCAACTCAACCCTGTACGCAGCCTCAGCCCGTGCAAGGCGTTCCATCGCCTCACCGATCTGTGACTGTGCCTCTAGTTGGTACTGCGAAGCCTTATACACGGCGGTTCGTGCCTCATTGAAGTCCCACGGAGCGACGGTCATGCGACGGCCTCCATGCAATGCGTCCAATAAGACTTCGGGTACGTCTGAACCTGCTGCCCCTGGTAGTCCACAAGACGCACGGTCACAAGGCGCTCATCACCAAACGGGCTCAAGTCCTTGACAACGATGCGGCCCTTGTAGCCGGCGTAGCGTTCCTTCTTAAACCTCCACACTGAACCAACCTCAAGCGACACGCTTACGGCCCTCCTCAGTGAGACGAACCAAGACCCGAACATCCACAAGGCCAAGCTCCTCAAGGCCCACCAGTGCCGTTAGAACAGCCTCAGGCGTGATGTCCTGCTCCTTCTGCACCTGGTACACGACCTCAGAAGCCTCAGCGCACCCAAGTTTGTTCACAACATCAAGCAGAGTCATTCGCCGAACTTCCAAACCGCAACGGCCACAATTAACCCGTAACCCAGTAGTGCAAGCCAGAGGCTCATAGATCCACCGCCCGCTGCTCCTTAACCAACAAGTCAAGCCCACGGACACACTGAGGAATAAGAGCTACGTGCTCGTCTTTAACGACACTCTCGACGAACACGAACTCACCATCAGGAAGTGCGTGAAGGATCGCAATGCGGTCAGGGCGACCAAACCCACAAGCATCCATCGCCAATGCGTAAAGGCCCATCTGATAATGGAACTTCGGGGAAAGCTTGTTAGAAGTCTTAAGGTCAATCAGCCACTTCTCACCCTTGATCTCCACAAGCAAGTCAACGCGGCCCGCATAATCAAACGTGGGGTGGGCAACAATGAACTCCTGATCAATAAGTTCAGGTTGGTCAGAAAGCCACCATGAACATATTGCGGTTATGTACGGTTGTGTTTGCTCACTAAAATCACCAAGATCAGGAACAGTCCCTTGCACAAGGGCTTCCAAAGCAGCGTGAACAGCCGTACCAAGACCGGCCTTACTGTCACGCGCCTCCTTCCAATGCACACCCTCAGTACCAAGCCTCCAAGCCCACTCACACAACCCATCGGAATTACCACCATCCACTTTGCTAACCAAGCTCGACACGCTCTTCAACGGCTTGCTGCCGTCCTCAGTGACGCGACGGTACGTATGGTTGCCATCCCTGTACAGGACGTTCTGGCCGTCCGGAAGCTGTACGTACAAGTCCTCTGGGCCCAATGGCTTCATGCCCTTAGGGAGCTCAAGCATCAGTCGCCTCCCGCAGGAACGCCAACAGTCCACGAACCTCAGTCGAAGTCAACGCGAATTCGACAATGCTCTTCGTCTGCGCAGTCTCGTGCGGAACACGAATCAGGGAGAACACTGCAAGTTCCCCACTGGCACGAACCTCAAGAGTGTTCCGGCGGTCAATGTAGAAGCTCTCAACCATCAGGACACCCGCTCCGTAAGTGTCTGGATCTGCTCATCCGTCATGCCAGCCAGCACGGTCTTAAGGCGCTTGTTGCCAACCGCAATGCCCATAGCGCCAAGGCACAGCTTGATCTTGTCCGCTGGAACCTTGTGCTTCGCTACAAACGCAATAAACTCGGTGGCACCGGCGGAAAGGGAGTCGGGTGTCTTGACCTGCTGTACCTGCGAGACTTCATCAACCGTGGCGATCTTCTTGCCACCAAAGCCAATCGAAGCAAGGGCTCGTCCCCAGGATGCCGTTTCCGCGTTCATCAATTCCGACCCACGGGTGAACGGAGTTCTGCCGGGGAACTGGCACCAAGCAGTACCAGTACCGGGAATACCATCCTCAGGATGGCGGTACGCATAAGACTCGACGTACACGAACGTCTGCCCACCAATCTCAACCTGTCCCCAATGGGAACGCATAAGCGAACCCTCCGGGTACTTCTTTAGGAAGCGTTGAATCCGATCAGCTACTTCTTCATACCCATCAAGACTTTTCACAGCGGCATTCCCCTCTATTCGTTTTCGGGTTTATACCACGCGAATACGACAACTCCTTACCGATTCCTGCAACAACATCCATACACCGAGAGGTACACGTATATGACTGACGATGTGAAAGCCCACGTAGCCGAACGATTGCGCCTAGCCAGAACCCGCGCAGGACTAAGCAAACGCGCCGCCTGCGAAGCCACAGGCATCAGCGAAAGCGCCCTATACCAATGGGAACACGGCATCCATATGCCCACACTGGACAAGGCCATAAAGCTCTGTCGCGTCTACGACCTCACCATGAGCGACCTCGTAGGAGACAACGAAGAAGATCACTCACGCATGGCCAGATTGGAGGCACGAATTGATGAAATCGAACGAGGTAAGTGAACGAATCAGCCAAGCCCGCCTTGATGCCGGCATGACACAACGCAGCGTCGCCAAAGACCTTGACGTAACCATAGGCACCGTCCAAGCGTGGGAATACGACAGGGCCAACCTGACACTCAACCGTGCCGCACAACTCTCAGAGCTCTACAAGGTCAGCCTGGACTGGATTGCGTTCGGGGAAGAACGAGCCAGTCAAGACCCACGCATCCGCCAAATCCAAAAGCTCCTCAACGAACAGGCATAAAAAAACGCCCCAAGCCGAAGCCCGGGGCGCTCTCTTCAACCCGCCCCGGTTGAAGTCTTAAACTGGGGGCCGAGGGACAAACCGACCAGGGAAAACCCGCGACCCCCAGGTGTCCGAACCCAAGAACGGAACAACGGCAGCGTAACACAACATCGTTACGTACGCAACCCAACAGCAATCAGCCCTGCAAACTCCTCACCAACACCACAGTCCCCTCAGTGCCGTACTCCTTCTGCGCCACAAGCCTTGTAATGTGCCTGTCGTCCACCAACAAGCCACCCGCGACCAAACCATCAAGTAGACACCTGGCAAGCTTGTCAACGTCATTACGCGACGGATACTTGTACTTCGGTTTCTGAGGACTCAAGAACCGAAACCTGATCTCCACCTCATACGGGGGCTCAAGCTGATCCATCCCGGAGACAACCGCAGCCACACTGTTCTGATAATCCTTCTCCCGAGCATTAGCCGGTCGAGTGAACACAGTCCCGTTCTTACGTACGCCGGCAACCCTTGAACCCTTAGGGGCCGGTTCACCAGGAATGATCAAGTGAACGACTTTCATGCGAACACCAACTGCGCTACCTCAGCTGCCATTCCACCCGTGCCGGGGAACAAATCAACAACTTCATCGCCATCCTCATATCCAAGAAGATCAAGCACCCAACGGTTGAACTGAGATGACTTAGCGCCCGGAAGTCCACGCTGCTTTGTCGCATTGCCAGTCATCCAATCCCGAACCATCGGGTTACGTTTAGGCAACGAACGCCCCCCCCGGAACACAACGGGCTCCCAAGCGTGCTGCACTGACGTTGGCCTAATCTGGTGCCATGTCTTAACCCACGATGCAACACGCGCATCTTCTGGGCAAGCAGGCAAGATGAAACGAAGGTCACGCGGGTTACAAGACAATGCCCACCCGTCAGGAAACTCGTCCGTCAACCGCTTCACAAGGTTGATGTGAGCATCTTTTGAATCCCAAACGGCAGCCTCGGGGTGATGCGCACCGTAAAGCTTCTTGCCGCAACCAAAGTACGGCGGATCAGCGTAAGCAAACTTCAATCGTCGTCCTCCACCATGTTCCACCACCTGTAAGCCTCAGTAGCGTGGTGTAGTGCTTTGAGCTTGTGAGCACCAAGACCATCAAGTCCTGAGAGCCTGCGCTGCTGATCAAGCCACACCGCATAGTTCACGAAATCCAACAGTTCCTCGTTGCCCTCACGGTGAAAGTTCCTTGTCAAGATGTGCCTGACCCAACCAAGGCCACTCCTAGCAAGACGATTCGCGTTGATCACAACGCCCGCCTCAGGACTTACACGTTCAACTAGGACATTCTCAGCCCGAACGTTGCGCTTGAAGCCCTCAGGAATAGGCCGACCACACTTGATGCAATCAGTCATACGAGGGTTAGGGAACGGGCTGTGGTCACAGGTCACGAGATCACCCGATCACGCCAACGCAATACGCCATCCTTATACGTCGCAAGTTCAATCGTTCCGTTACTCACGGAACAAAACCCGTTCTGCCAATCAGGGGCGATTGAGTACCCCATGCCATTCTCGGTCACAAGCGCCATACACCCGGCCTCAACAGCAGTCAACTGCTGCTGCACACCATCAACCCAATGCGTGTGATGCACAAGGCTCTGCCGGTGCGTATGACCAATGATCACTGACCGACGAAGCTTGTCCAAAGTCTTAAGTGCAGAACTGCCCGAACCGCTTGATGCGATCCACCCGTGCCTGACAGCGGGCCCACCAGGAATACGGAACTCCGCGTGTTCATACCCACACCCCTCGGGGGGAAACACTTGCTCGACACCCAGTTCATCAAGCCTAAGAAGATGCCTCGTGCTAAGTAACGACACTTCATCCTTGGGCCGGCGAAGGTTCGCAACGTTCACAAGTCCCTTCGACTCCAAAGCATTGAACAACCGTTGCTCGTGGTTGCCATCAAGGAACACGATTCGTGCGTTACACGCCGTCCGGTAATCCCGGAGAACGTCATACGCGCCCTGCAACGACTCATTCAACCCAGCCTCAGTGCCAGTCTTTCGGTGCCGTGACACGCCCGCCCAATCAATCAAGTCACCCGCAACAACAATCACCTCGGGCTTCTCACGACGCAACAGCTCAACTGTCAAAGCGTGAAGCCTCGTGTCATGCAACGGACAATGATGATCCGACAACACGAACGTCAAACCCTCCGTCACGGCTCGAGCGCTCATGCGCTCCGAAGGCTTCCAACCATCGGAACGTGCCGGCATCAAGAAATCCCTACGAGGCACCAGATCAGCCCTGAGCTGTTCGTTCTCACCCCACTTGTTAATCCTGCACCGGCTCAACACCCAGTCCTCGGGCGTAAGTCCACGAGACTCAACGAGCTTACGAATGTCACCCCACTCAGCAGTGTTCTCACTCAACACTTGCTCCACCAAGTCAGCAGTCGCCCCATGCCACGTTGCGTGTTGTGCACCTTGAGACACATCAATGTTGTGCCTCTGCAAGTACGACGACAACGTGTTCCTGTTGACTCCTAAAACACGAGAAGCCGCCGTAACCGACCCCTCCTCACGAAGGGCAGTTACGACGGCTTCAGGATGAATCCCCTCAGTAGCCATTACGACCTGGGGGTGCGTCCACTATGAATAGCGACAGTAGCTAAAAACGCAATGCCACTCACGGCGACACTCTGCACAACAGTGGCCTGTTCGCCACCAAGAACACCAAACGACACAAGGGCTGAAAAGACAGCCACACAAAGCCCCGACAGGGCTGATGCTTGAGCCTTAGACATAGTTCCTCCTAGGAACATAATTGGGTGCTAGGACATAACCGCGTTACGTCCTCTTCAACAGCGTGATACGATCTCCTCCGTCCCTCAGGCTCTTAATATCCTTTCGTGCCTGGGGGACTCTTTTACTTCCACAACTGCGAGCGCCTGCGGAGAGCCTCCCTGTGGACAGCAGCAACATCACTCGTGTTCTTTGGAATGGGTTTACCCCACGCCTGAAACATCAATGCGTACCGGGTCGGATCACCAGACGGTTTAACAAGTGGCCTCGGGGTCTTAGTGAACCGAAGCGCCCACTTCACCCAACGCTTCTTATCCTCCTCAGACGCACCCGAATAGTTCTTAACACCGGGCTTTAAGTGCGCACCCTCAGTCCGTAGGTAATGCGCTCTACCAGCAGCAGTCAAGCCACCACGCGGATCCTTGTACGCCACGGCTAGTCCTTGAACGGAACGGCCACGACTGCCGCGACAACACTCCGTGGTCGAGTCTTTACAAAGACCCCGCCACCATTGCTCTGCGAACCATTGCCACGACTTGTGTTGCCCTCGCAACAAGTCACAGTGTCAGGCGTGTGAGACAAGTAAATACCAACGTGCTCAATGCCACCACCATCAAAATCAAAGTACACCCAGTCACCCTTACGGGCCTTGTTGAGACTCACAACGTCCCAACCCTTACGACCACCCATAACCGCGTGACGCTTCGCACGATCAACAACACTCACGGTGTACCCACCAATGTCCGCCGGATCAATCGTGTTATGAGAACCAAAGTAGAAACTGTTGGAACCAAACACCTGACACCAAGGCTCCCCTCCTTGGGGATACCCACAGATCTGCTGCCACCTGGTAATCCTCGGCCCCTGGTTACTCGATGGGGGATGCTCCACGGTTCCAACAGCGTTCAAAGCCCACCTCACGGCACGAGCCCTTTCACCATCAACCACCAGTTTCTTACGCAACTTGTCAGCCCTAGACTTCTCAAGCTTCAACACAAGTGCGTTATGCGCCACCAGGCGCTTGAACTTCTCAATGTTCTTCCGTGCACGACGCGCACGAGCATCATGCGCCTTCAGCGCATCAGCAGGACTACTCATAAAGGAAACCCTCCTATTGGGCTAAACGGTCAAGAATCAAAAACAGCACTGGAACACCCGCGATCAACGTTGTAATCAACCAACCAATCGTGCGAGTGCTTGACTCAAGCCTTGTTACACGCTCAAGCAAATCCGTTGTCTTACCGTCCACGGAATCCACAGACTTCTTAATGTCATCGAGTTCCCGCAAAAGGAATCCAATCTCGTCAGGGCTCATCAACAGCCTCACCATCCATGATCACAAGACCAGGAACCTTCGCTGCCAAAGACCGCAAAATCTCCGACATACCCCGCTCCTCAGTGATCACCTGCGGACGACCCGTAAGGCTCATCAGCTTGTCAGTAGACACCTGAGACACCTTGGACAACGCCGCAGCAGTCCGGGCAGGGTCAGTATCAGCACCACGATCAAGACGCTTCTCAGCCTCCTCAACAGCCTTACGCTGCACCATCGTTGCCCTGAGAGCAACTTCACGATACGTATTGACCAGTACCGCTTCCATTTTGTCCGCGTACTTACCCCGCAGCTCCTCATACTGCTCACGGTGCGTCGTATCAACCCAAGACCTCAAAGTAGAAGTAGGAACCTCAAGCCCCTCCTCCTTCAACGTCCTCGCAGCATCCGTTGGCCGGCCAGCCCAAGCAACCATCGCAACCAAACCCCGTGTTACTTCCTCCGCCGTATACCTACGCGCCGGAGCTTTAGCGGTCATTCCTGCCAGCCTCAGCTCGACGCTGGAACTCAGCTTTACCAAGTTTCTTCCGGCCAATCCATGCGGCCAAAGCCTTGGGGTCTCTCGTTCCCTTCGCTGCGAGCTTATGAACCAACCTGTCGTACGGAGACATCGCTAAAGATTGGGGCATTAGAAATTCTCCTAAGTAGAATTAAATTGAATAAATACGATGGCCGCCGTAACGACCAAGACGCTGCTGCTGCTTCAGCACATCCATGTTCCGCTTGGTGTTCGGGAACCGAAAGTACGGTGCTCTGCGCTGCGGTGGTGACACCTTCTGCTGCGCCATCTTCACGGCAAGGTTCTTATACGCGCTCACTAGCGAACTCCAATGTGTAGGTGGTTGTAATGGTTGCCGCCCTGGGTCGTATTGAAAATGACCTGGTAACGCTTACCGTTCTTCGTCAAGTTAAAAAGGCCACCCGTCTGACGCTTTGCCTCAGCAGGACTCATGCCAAGAGCCTGCAACGCCGCCTGCCCCATGCGAGTCAACGCCTGCCCCGTAGCCGGAACATCAGCACCATTGCCGACATAATGATCCGACACATTCCCGCTCGTCGTGTACTTGCTGTGATTCGTTGAAGTACCCACAGTCAACGGTTGACCAAAAATGCTCGATGTGTCACGCAACGCACCCTGAATAGACGGGTGAGTAAGACGCGGAGTACCCGACTGATACCTAATGCTGCCACTACTCGCAACAGGGCCAGAAGGAGCCTTAGAAGCCTTCTCAGACGATGCTGCCGGCAACTTGGCCTGAGCCTCAATCAACTTCACGTACGGTTCAGACTTCAACAAGGAATTACCAAGCCTCGGCCTGTACGCCAAAGGTTGAGCCCCACCAAGAGAACCACCAGTCGAAGAACTTGCCGGCTTCGTCTTACCAAGATACGTGATTGTCGCCCGAGCATCCGTTGGATAGTTCCTCTCCGAATACCCTGCGGCCCTAATCGCAGCCGACGTAAAATCAATCGAGCGATGAGTCCACGGTGCGGGCCCAATATCCACCTGACGCTCAACCGTCGTCCTGCCATTCGGCCACTTCACACGCCAATACCCGCCCAAGGTCGCACGGTTATAAACCGCGAGGCCACGCACAGTGTCAGGCAACCCAAGGGCCGTACCAGTGTTCTGCTTGTCGTTCGGGCCACCGAACCAAGAAGTCTTACCGCTCAACGTTGTAGGCATAGGTTTAGCTAACGCTCCATGAACAAGGGATAGGGATATAAACAGGGTGAAAAGGGCACGGCGAGCTACTTTGCAAACCCGCCGCTTTGATCTTGCGCAGCAAACCCACCAGACTGGCCTTGAGCAAAACCACCGCTCTGATCACCAGCACCAAGACCACCCGAGCCAGCAGAAACTTTTGCAGAATCACCAGTCTTGATTACGCGGAATGGGTTAAACGAATCAGCAAACCCCTTGCTGCCGGACGTACCGGGTTTCACGCGAGGGTTAAACACGGTTGAATTGTCGTATGGTTTGCCTCCGCCTTCACGCCATTGACGAAGCATTGCAAGGCCAGGGGTAACGCTTTCGGCAAATAGATAAATTGCCAATGCGGGGCGGTTGCCAATCGGCTTGCCATCATGCCCCATAGCTTTCTGGCCCTTCCAGTTCACGCCAAAAGCAAGCAACGCAAGCGGAGTCGAAATCTCGGGCAAAACCTGTTTTGCAGCTTGCATACCAAGCGGGTTGTAAATCGCGTCATAACCACCAGTTTTATTCCACTTGGCCGAGCCAAGGAACAAACCAGCAGGCGTATAGCGACCAATCTGGCGAACACCACCATCAACTTGAAGCTCACTGCGCAAGTTACCCGGCTGACTATTTGCCGCATCCTTTGTTTCCTGGCTAATCATCTTCTCCGAAGAAACAAGCAACGCTGCCTGAACCGGATGCTTGATTGGCAAACTCAACGTGAAGAACTTGACGGCGTTTAAGGCCCACGGAAGGAAAATTGCGTACCCTTGAATTGCTTGCCTTAACTTCGGATTGAACTTGCTGTATTTACCAAGCACATCGTCAACAAATCGCGCGGCCTCAATCTGCTTTACCTCGTCAAGGTGCCCCTCAGCAATACCCCTCAAAACATCAGTCGTTGCTTGATTTGCCTTTACCCACGAATCCGTGAACTCTTGCATCTCACGCTGAACGTGTTTACCAAGGGATGCCAACTGGAACTGTCTCTCAACGCCACGGTTGATTGCAAAGATCGCGTTCGTAAGTTCCTCACCAAACGTGATTGCCTGACCCAAAGCTGGGACTTTGCGCAACAAAATGCCAGTCTTGCCACGAGTAGCCATACGCTTTTG